ACGGGGCCTGCCGATGTGATGCTAAGCACTTGGACTTTCGGGATCAGGGATGCGGAGATGGCCGCATGGTTGATCAGGTCGGGGGATATCAAGAGTTTTCGTTTTTTGGTGGATCATTCGTTTCCGGTTCGTGAACATAAATACTGTAAACGCATTCAGGAGTTATTTGGCAACGAGTCTATAGTTCTCAGCAAAGTACATGCCAAATTTGCGACCATTCGCGCGGGTGCATGGAATATCTGCCTAACCGGCTCCATGAATTTGAACAGAAACCCACGATGGGAGCACTTCACTTTGTGGGACTCCAGGGAGGCATGTGATTTTTTGGATGGCATCCGGGCTGAGTTGCAAGGGATGTCTGGATCGGGGTGGGATGCTGAGGCGCCTGTCATGGATGCGGCTTTCAAGAAGGCTCAGGAGCAAGGCTTGGATCCCACTTGGATCCTTATGGAGCAAGCCGATGCAAGGGCTGAGGGGAAGGCCGTTAAGGCGGCGGCGGTCCATGCGGCCGCAAAACCGCCCGCTGAGCCCCTTCCCGATCCATCATCTATAGAGATCCCTGGTTCGGTCTCCGAGATGTTGGAAGCTCAGTATCGGCTGGCCTCGGTTCAGGAACAGGGCGCTAACCAGGACCATTCATGGGTGGCGGCTGGCCAGTTCGCGGCGCTCAAGGTCAAGCTATACCGCGAATTATTGGCGGCTCGGAAGGCTGAGGGGTCCGGTAAATTGACTGAGGCTCAGTATTTCGCTCGGTTAGAAGGGGAGGCCAGTCAATTAGCAACGCCTCATCTGGAGGTGTTCGTCCGAGAATACCTCAAGCGTCATTCGGGGCTGAGGCTTGCCAGTGGATGAATTAGAATTCGGTCAATGCTCCAAAACTGCTGAGCAACTGTTCGCTCAGGGTGGGGACTATAAGGAGCTGGCCGATCTGGCGCGTCCGAGGTTGACTCAGCCTCAGATAGATTACATTTCGCATCCGGCGCGCAAATTGCTTTGGAGGGGGGGTAATAGTTTAGGGAAGTCCTACGGACACGCCTTTGATATTATCAATCTGGCAAGGGGAGGATCGGATCGCTTTCCATCTCCATTTAGGGGCCCCATAGAGATCATGGTTGCTGGCAATTCGTTTGCTCAAATGGATCCCCTTCTCAAAAAGCTTTGGAACCTCCTTCCCAAAGGTGAGATAGACCCAAAGTTGTACTATCAGGCGGGCAATGGCATCCGAGGTTTTAAGGAGCCTACTGTCCCCTTTGTGTCGGGTCCGGGGGCGGGCTCGGTTATTTATCTGGCGACTTACAATCAGGGTGCGGATCGCATCCAGGGCTTCCAGGGCCATCAATTTGATATGGATGAGCCTCCGCCTGAGCATATTTACAATGAGGCTCAGCCCCGCTTAAATCGGTTTGTGGGTCGGCTCCGAATTACGATGACTCCGACTCCTGATAGCCCTCCAATGGAGTACCTCAAGAAAGAGGTTGAGGAAGGCAAGATAACGGAAATTCAGACGTCTTATACGCACAAGAACATCACAATTATCGGGGGGCTATGCCCCTATGCCTGGAAGTCGCCGTCTGAGGTTGAGGCGGACATCGCGGCGTATCCAGAGGATCAACGGGCTATGCGTCGGGATGGGGCCTGGGACCAGATGTTGTCCGGGCGTGCATTGGCATTGATTGACGATAGATGCAAGGTCCAGGGGCCTTTCCCAAGAAATCGCCACTGGAAAATTGGGATCGGGGTTGATCATGGCACTAGGCCTGGGCGTCAATCTGCGTCGCTGGTGCTCTTGGACATCGGGATGGGGGAGGGATGGATCCTGGATCAACATCAGACCGGGGAGGTCTCCTCAACGACTGACGACGCGCGGGGCATTCTGGCCATGCTTAAAAGGAATGGAATTCCCTGGACTGCGGTTGATCTTTGGATCGGTGACCGAGCAACAAGGGAGAGTCAATACGGGGAAGCTAAGTGCAATGCCGATCTATTTGTAGAGATCTGCGCTTTGCTTCGCATCACTGGGAAGGAAGCCAAGACGCGGGGCCTAAAAATAAAAACCGCTTTCAAGCCCACTGGATCGCCGCGTCGGGATGTCTCTCGGCTCAACACAATGGCTCAGAAGGGCCTCCTCAAAATCCACGTCCAGGCGGCCGGGTTTTGGGCGGCGGTTTCGGCCTGGCGTGGGGAGGCAGCATCCCCTCATAAAGATCCGGTGGACTCAGCACGATACGCTCTGATGGAATTGATTAGAATGTTCCAGGCGTCCGATGGTTCATTCTCGGCTGAGGCCCATCCATCATCGCATATCGGGATTTAAATTCAGATAGTTATGTGTTGGATGTCGGGGCGGTCCTGTACTTTTTAGAGGTGACTTCCTCCCACGATTACTTGCTTCCTCCCGTCCCTCGGTCGGCCTATGATGCCCTCCGCTGGGAAGGACTGCGCCTTCGTCGCCGGATGAAAGAGGGAGCATGGCGGCGGGATCTTGACGATAAAATGCTTCGTCAATTTGGAGTCACCCGACGTCGGATCATGGGGGAAGCCTCCCTTGCAAAAAATACGTTTCGGCGTCTTTGTAAGGAATTGGCTATCTCTTACGTCGTGCCTCCTCAAGTGCGTCATCCAGGCGGTGAGGTTGCTGAGTACCTCGGTCGGGATGGGGTCTTGGATCGGCTGGGGGTTTGGAATCTCCTGAGGGAGATGCAGGATGATTTGATCGGACTCAGGGAGATGCTGCTCAGGGTCGATTGGTCCGATGAGCTGCGGGCGCCTGCGGTCCGACTCGTTACTCCTGATGTCGTCCTCGGTCGTGCGTTCGCGTCCGCTCCGTCGGTTTTGGTCGGGCTGGATCATCTCCTCTGGCGGGATGTTCCCGGACTTGGTGGTCGTTGGTGCTGGGATCTGCTGTCGATAGAGGATCCCAAAAATCCATATTTTCGGGTCGTCGTTGCCGATGTGGATGGGCATGGTCAAGACGTGACGGCGCTTGTTCTTGGAAGAGATCTATCAGGGGATGCCTACCCTTATCGATGGACTGAGGGCGCGCGTGCTGGGCAGCCCTTCCTCCCGTATGTGCTCTATCATGCGGATCGGGTCTCCAAATTGTGGAACCATTCCGAAGGGATCGAGGTCGTTGAGGGCACACTCAACGCGGCGGTTGCCGATACCTATTATCAGCATGCCTTTTTTCGGGCGGCGTTCCCCCTTCGCTGGATCAAAAACGGGGACATCCGGGGCGGTGTTCCTGTCGCTGGGGACAATCAGGCGCATGCGCGATCGGCGGTTACCGATCCTACTTCTATCGTCCATTTTGAGGACTCGGAAGCTGGGAAGAATTGTGAGGTCGGGCAATTCAACGCGGGCGCGGATCTGAGCGTTATGTCTCAGGCCATCGTGCAAATTGATAGGGCCGTGGCCAATTTCGACGGGTCGGATAACTCCTGGGCTCTCGCGTCGGATACCGCTAACCCTTGGAGTGCCGATGCCCTCATAGCGATCAATGAGGGCAAGCGGGCGGCTCAGCTTCGGTACGGTGCCAATTTGCGGGGGTCCGATTTGGAGTTCCTGAGCAAGCTGGCATGCATCTGTAATCTCCAGGCGTATACAGATCAGGCTATCCCTGAGTCTGGGTATGACATCAAGTACAGCATTTTGCCGTTATCGGCGGCTGAGTTGGTTGCGCGGTCCGATTATGCGGATCGTGAGGTTGCTGCCGGTCGTTGGTCCATTGTGGACGCATACCTCCACAAAAATCCTGGGATGACGCGGGCTGAGGCCATCATAGAACTGAGGCGCATTGCCTCCGAGAATTCCGAATTCGGGGTTGGTGTGTCTCAGGGGGCGGTTGGAGCTTCTGCTCCGACTGCTCCCAAGGGGCCCCCCTCTCCGATGCCTCCCGCTCCGATGCCTCCCGCTCCGGTGGAATGCGAGGGGATCGAGTTGGAGGATTTGGCCGATCTGGTTGAGGACGTTGCCAGGAAGTGCATCCCGTTAGAGTCGGCTGTCCAGTCGCTTATTTTTATGGGCGTGGATGAGGCGACTGCTCGCAAGATCTTGTTCCCTACTGAGGGATTTGTCCCTTCTACTGAGCCTGCGGGCTCAACTACTGAGGAGTAGATATGCCGAAAATTGAAATTGAGGATACCGAGCTTGCGGCCCTTCGGGCAGCCGTAAAAGCTGGGGAAAAGGCTCAGGCCCTTGTGGATGGCCTCCAAGGCAAGCTGACTGAGACTCAGGCTGCGGTTGGTAAGGTTGCCGATTATGAAGCACGGATCAAGGCTTTTGAGACTGCTCAATTGGATTCGACTTTCAAGGGGGCGGGCATCACCGATCCAAAGGTCCGGCGGATCTTCGAATTGGAGCATGCCGATGTGGCTCCGGCTGCCGATGGCGCAAAACCGACTTTGGACAAGTGGCTGTCAGATCTTCAGGCTCAAAAGCCAGCGGATCGGCCTGCCCATCTGGCCCCCTTCCTCCCTGCTCCTGGTGCCGTTGTTGCCCCTCCTCGCGTGGCCGCTGGCCTTCCCGACGCATCCAAGGGGGCGCTACCTGTCCAGGGGGCTCCTGCTCAATTTACTGCTGAGGCGATCAAGGGCATGTCGCCTGAGCAGTATAAAGCTAACCGTTCGGCGATCTTGGCTGCTAACCCTGAAATTGCCCCTTACTTCCCCACTGCGCCTCAGGCGTAAAGGACATCATCTATGTCTCTCCTTACCACTGGCACTCCCGGATCTACCCTCCTCATCTCCACGATGGCCGCTCAGGAGGTGACTCTCCTCCTGGCTGACCGTACCTCCCTGCGTGGCCATCCAGCGTTGATCAACCAGGCGCGCGGCCTTGGTGGCGGGTCGCTGTCTCAGAATTTCGTGTTGTTTGGCCTGGATGGCTACGATGCCATGTCCACCACTTCCGAGGGCAGCTCCACTTCCGAGACCGCTTTAACGACTGCAAGCCGGACCCTGGCCACTGCCAGCCGCCATATCCGGCGCGACTTTTCGGATCAGTTGGCATCCGTTGATCCTACCGGCGCGATCAATCCGGCTCGGTTGGCTATGGACGGCTTTGCGTCCGCCATGAAAACCTTGACCAATTTGATCGGGGCATTGGCCTCCGGGTTCTCGGTCCAGGTCGGATCGACGGGCGTTGCGTTTGACCATGATGTATTCATGGCGGCCAAAGGCAAATTAATCATTGCCAACGTGCCAGGGCCTTATCTGGCGGTCCTCAAGCCCGTCCATTTTGCCGCATGGATTACAGATCTGGAGTCTCGGCAAGGGATTACCCAGTGGAGTGCATCCAACGCACAAATGCAATTGATGCGTGGTCCTGGTTTCAAGGGCACTTATGACGGGATCGACGTGTTCACGTCCGATAGCGTCCCTGCCTCCGGCTCTGATTACATCTCTCTGATGTTTGGCCGTGGTGCCATTGCCTACGCTGAGCAACCGGTCGTCTATCCTCAGTCGGCTTTTATCATCATGGAAGCTGGTCCAATTGCGGTTGAGGAGGTTCGTACTGGAAATTCCAGCATGACAAACGTTATCACCCACTACAATTGCGGCGTCGTTGAGCTTCAGGACGCGGCGGGTTGTGGCATGCTGGCGGCCGGATAACCCATGGCACTTGCACCACTCCGCTTTGAGGGTCGGCGTCCGGATCCTCCTCCTCAGGCTCAGGCTCTGCTTCCGATGGATGCAAGCTGCCAATTCCATTATTTCCATCATCCGATCCAATGGGACGTAGCAGGGGAAGGGGATGATGCTGTAATCGTGCCGCGTCTCCGATTGTTCCGGCTGGAACCCGGTCTCTCTGGTGTGATCCAGGTTCCTGGCCGAAACGATGGCAATGCAAATTTGGCCATCAGTGAGATCAAACAGGCCGGATGGATCGATATCCCTCGGATGCCGGTTAAGGCGTGGGGTGCGGATCAACCTGATTATTGCATCCGATATGATGGCGTCCGAGGTCCAGTCCATGCTGAGGCGTGGCGGCGGTTCCATATCGTTGGCGCATCGGTGGCTAACGAGTGGGATCAGGAAGGATGGATTGAATTCCTCCTGAGCCTTCCTGGGAAGTACATTCCAGAAATTTCGCCATCAATCCAACGGGGGCTCTATCTGGAGATGCAAAAAGCGGCTGAGAGTCGCCTGAGCAATGATAAGTCCGTCGGCGCTCAGCGCCGTGGGACCATCTATGAGGCTCGTCTCTCGGTCCTGGAAGGGGGCCGTCCCTCTCGTCGGGCTGAGCCCGTTCCTGTTCCCGATGTCGCTCCCGCCTCCGTTGCTCCATCCCAATTTGATCAGATCATGGCGGCTATTCAATCGCTTTCTCAGGGGAGTGCGGCGCTGAGCGCACGCATCGATGAGCAAGCATCCACGATCTCCGCTCTCCAGTCTCGGAAGCCGGGCCCTAAGCCTAAAACTGAGGAAGTCGTATGACCCAATTAGAGCGTACCGAAGAAGTTATCCGTCGCAAGCATCTTCTTGAGGAAGCTGTACGAATTTCCCGTGCCATCGCCAATTTGGCCGATGCCTGCCGATGGGATAACTACGAAGGCATTGCCAAAATCCGAGAGGCGGCGGGCGCCGTAGATCGGGTTTATGCTGAGCTTGAGGAGCCTCTTCCTAAGGTGGATGGGATCTCCAAGGCCGATAAGGCTTCTGAAGCATGAGGAACATTCGCTCCATTCGCTATGGATCGGTGGTCCCTACAGATCTTGAGGTTGATGGTGCTCTGGTCATCCTGACCGATGGACGGCGCTACCTTATGATCGCTGGGGTCTGGACGCTGCTTCCTGCCTCCTCTGGCGGTCCCTCTCTGGAGCCCTACCGGATCATTTCCTCTTTCCCTGCGACCATTGCCTCAGGCGATACCTGTTTTGAGGTGACGGCTTCGGGGACTTTGGCCCTCCCGACTCCTACATCCGGCCGCAAGCTGATCTTTAAGGTGGTCGGGGCCACTTTGACCCTCACTCGGTCCTCAAGCGGTGTTGAGGACTATACCGGCTCTATGGCCAATTCTACGATTCTTGTTCCTGGTGAGTCCGTTGCTTTTCGGGGCAATGGCTCAGTATGGCGTCGGTTTGCTGCGTAATTTCACTCTCTAAGGAGTCCTCATGCTTCCTATTCTTCTCTGGGCCCGTACCTTCCTCCTCGGTGCTGATACTTCGGCCGGCCGGGATGCCTTGGGCCTTGGGTCCATGGCCACCCAAAATTCCAACGCCATCCAGGCCGGTGGTGATATTGATGCGAATTCGCACAAAGTCACAAATCTGACATCCGGCTCTGCCGATTCCGACGCTGCCAACGTCGGACAAATGAATACGGCGATCAATTCCGCCGTGACCGCTTTGGACTGGAAAAACAGTGCGCGGGCTGCCACCACTGCCGTCCTCCCTGCCTGTACCTATGCCAACGGATCCTCAGGTGTCGGTGCGACCCTGACGGGCAATTCCAATGGAGCCTTGGCCGCTCAGGATGGTATTACCCTCCTGGTCAATGAATTCCTGCTGGTCAAGAATCAGGCCAGCGGCGCTCAGAATGGCAAATACAAGGTGACCACGGTTGGGGACGGATCCAATCCCTTTGTTTTGACGCGTTCTACTGATTTCGACTCTGCCTCCGAGGTTACGCCTCAGGCTGCGGTTGCTCTGGATGAAGGCTCGGTCCAGGCCGGGTACATCTATAAAGTCAGCACAACTGGCGCAATTACCGTTGGCACCACTGCCATCACCTTCGCTCAGGTTGGGAGCCTCTCCCTCGGCTCTGCAACGCCTCAGGCTCTTGGCTCTGCATCTGCCGGGTCCAGTTCTTCGGCTGCCAAGGACGATCACGTCCATCCCACCACTGGCCTCGTTTTGGCTGATGGGACCGGCCTGACTGCTCAGCTCGCGACCACTGGCCGCAAGCTGTCCATCAATGCCGTTTCTTCCAGTGCGACTGCCAACGCATTGAAAGATATCCAGGCTTGTAACTGCGGCTCCGGCAGTATCACCCTGACCCTCCCTGCCTCCACTGGGGACGGGACCATGATTCGCATCAAGCGGATCGGCTCCAATTCGGTCAATACCCTTACCATTGATGGGGACGGCTCTGAGACCGTTGAGGACTTCTCCGGCGCTCAGGTTGCCTCCTTTACAATGGTGCTCGGTGAAGGCGTGATTTTGGCCGCGCTCGCCTCCGGCAAGTGGTATCGCGTCTAAGGAGATAGATCATGATTTCCGCCCGATTTGCAGGTCCAGAGATTTTAGAGCAAGGGAAGGTGAACGCGCTCAATTGCGCGCTTTACCAGAACGGTGCTTTAATTGCGCCTGCATCGGGCGGATCATGCTCGGTCTACCGTGCCGATGGAACATTAGTAGAAACCGGGTCCGCGATTGTATCCTCATCAATTGCGACCTTTTCCACTTCTACCCTGGCCTCAGAGGTCCGGGGGGAGGGATGGCGCGTGGCCTGGTCTCTGACGGTCCAGGGGGAGGCACGTGTCTTTGATCGTATGGCGGCGCTTTGTCGTCGTCGGCTGTTTCCGACTGTTACCGATGCTGATCTTTATCGGAAGCACTCGGATCTCCAGTCTCAGCGGCCCTCTGGCGTCTCGTCCTATCAGGATAAAATTGATGATGCCTGGGAGGAATTGGTCCATGACATCCGGCAAAAAGGAAGCATCCCTCATCTTGTCATGGGGGCTGAGGATCTGAAATTTGTTCTCTTGTATCGGGTTCTTGCTTCGATCTACTTCCAATTTGGGACTGGACAACAACTCTATATAGATCGGGCCGCGCATTATCAGTCCCTTGCTAAGCAGGCTTTTGACGGGCTTTCGTTCGTGTACGATTCGACCGATAGCGGCAAAAAGGATGCTCAGCGCCGCGCGGCCGCTCCTACCACTTTTCTATGTGATCCTGGCTTGGGCTTTGGATGGGGCGGCCGCTATGACCGATGAGCCTACCGTCCGATCTGCCATTGCCGCTCGTATCGCGTCTATCGGGGCTCCCTGGTCCGAGTCGGCTTTTCAGGCCGATATGACTGGACGGGATCCATCGACAATTCAGCATGGGTGTTTCTCGGTCGATATGCCCTCCTCCCAAAATGTGGGGGAGCGGTCTAAGACCGTGATCATGGTTCGGCCTCAGGTGGTCGTCCGTTTCTGTTGGTCGATCAAGCCACTTGATCAAGTTGAGTCCTATTCGGACGCTCAGACGTCCGAATTGCTTCTCCTTCGCACACTTCTTCCGGATGTGTGGACTGGCGACTTTCGTTTGCTGTGGGCCTCCTCCGTTCGTCGTACCCTGGATGATGGGGTCTATCGATTGGTGGAGATGACCTTCAACGCCCAATTCTATCTCTCTCTGGAGTCCTGATGTCTCTTTCCAGCGCGCCTTTAATTCCTGCCGATGGTGTCTTAGTCCTCTCCGATGCCTCGGGGACGCCTAAAACGGTGACGATTACCTATACCGATGGGGATCTCAAGATTGATGGGTTGGCTGCCGATGCGGCCGATATTACCGTTTTTGAGAAACGGAACGTACCCTATGCTGCGCGTCAAACCGGCCGCAAGCGGATCAAGGTGACTTTCTCCTGTCACATCCTGGATCTCTCCAATGGTTCGGCGGGGACTCCATTGGATGCCGTCCGTAAAACGGGTGTCTTTGCGGCTGGGGTCTCTACTTGGACTGCGGGCGACGTTTGGTTTGTGGATCTGCTCTGGACGGGGGAGCGCACTTCGTTTGGAGCATCGGCCGATGCTTCCATCCGGCTCAAGAAATTCCATCCTGAGGCATCCTTCTCAGAGGGCATCCCTGGCAAATTTGAGATTACTGGGGAAGCCATAATTGTCGATACCGATACATCCACTGGGGATCTGGTAATCGCATGATAAAAATCCGCCTATTGGGGGAGCACGCTGTCCTCCCGGTCTCTGGTCCGATGGCCTTTGCCATTTCCGAAGAGTGGGCGGCGGCCTATTATGCTTCTATAGAGATCGGGGGTTTCCCTCTGATTCGGTCCCTATCGGCCGCTCTCGGATTCTCGACTCGGATCGGGAAGATGTCCGGGGCTGTCTACAATCCAGGATCGGCTCAGGCCATCCAGGAGTACGGGGGCGCGGTCTATTCGTTCCTGCGTCAAAAAGGCATCTCAACTCAGGACATCCTGGATGCGGCCCGTCCCTGTGCCGATCACATTCTGGGGAGTCTCGCTCCGAGGGAGTCCGAGGTCCAGGAAGTCGAAAATTTTACCGCTCAAAAAGGGGATCCGTCGATCTGATGGCGCTCCGGATCTCGCTCAAGTATGGGCGGGGTCCTGGTTGGTTTCGGTCCCTTTCCAGGGAGGATCAAGCGGCGGTCCTCGCCTCTGAGCGGTTGCAGTCTAAACGGTCGGAAGGGAGTGCATCTCCTGCTAAATTGCCGCCGTCCATCCAGTCAGCTTTGGACAAGAGGCGTGATCAGATGAGTGGCAAAAAATGAGCAATATCCGATTCTCGTCCGGGTCCGCATCGGTGGCGGTCTCCATGCCGGATATCGGCCGCAAGCTGCTGGAACGCCTCCGAGGGGGCGCTCCTGCTCAGTTGTTGGCGGTGGCTGAGCAAGTGGCTCAGGATGCGCGTCGGGATTGGTACGGTCCTCAGGGTGTCCGTCGGGTGACCGGCCGGACGGGGGACATCCAGGCTGAGGCCATCATCTCTGAGTCTGAGGTCCGGGTCCGGGTTTTCTCGACCGATACCAGAAAGGACAAGCGGGGCCGTCCGGCTGTCGCCTTCGTTCGGCGGCCGGGCTCGTTGTCGCTGGTGCCTATAGAGATCGATAAGGCAGCCTATACGGTCGGGAAGGCATCGCCTAAGCCTGAGCTATTTTTCCATGCTCGGAAGGCGGATCCTCCGTCGGTCCAGGCCGGAAAATTCTATAAATTGGTACCCAATCCTCAGGCGGGGGATGGGAAGTACTTGTTTCAAGTCCTGGTGCGGGCCCCTTTCAAGTCCAGGATCAATAAGGCTGTGAATAAGATTAGAAAGGATGTGATCCATGGCTGATGAGACCATAGGCATAGATGTAAAGCTGCAATTGGGGGATCTCCAAAAGCAGCTCGCCCAAATTCCTGGGATGACTGCTGAGCAAGCTAAGCTGATGGTCGCTGAGCTTAATAAGAGCGTCAAGGCATCCGAGAAGGCAGCCAAGGACGCGGCTAAGGCTGCCGGGGCTGGGACCAAAAAAATAGCCGATGATGCCAAAAAGGCGGCTGAGGACTTCTCCAAGACGGCCGGGGGCATGGGTGGGAACATCCAGAAATTATCGGGCTTTTTAGACTCGGTAATTCCTGGGGCCGGTCAATTCGCGGGGGCTCTTGCGAACATCGGGGACGTGGGGGAGGTGGCGGGCGACGTTGCTAAGGGGCTTGGGACGTCAATTGGCGGGCTTGCGGCTACCTTTGGGCCTTTGCTGGTTGTGGTCGGGGCCCTCTCTGCGGCCTATGCGGTCCAGTCCAGGGAGGTGGATCGGCTGGTGGCGGCCCGTCAATTTGAGCATGACATCGCTAAGTCGCTGCTCCCTACTGAGCGGGCTTTGGAGGATGCAAAACGGGCTGAGGCGGTTGCAACGGGTGAATTGACTGAGGCTGAGGGGGCTGAGCTTGCTATCCGGCAAAAGGCCCAAAGGGCCATTGTTGACTATTACGAGGCCCAAAAGAAGAGTCGGGAAGAGTTGAACGAGACGATCGTATCGTCTCAAAAATACATCGCTGTCCAGCACGGTTTAGCGGCGGCTCTGGCCGTTACGTTTGACCTTACAACTGGCCTTGGGGTGACTCTCGGCCGGATGGCTGCTTCTGGGAAAAGCCTCTCTGAGACACTCAAGGAGGATATCGTTGCCCTTGATGGGATGTTTGACTCGGTGACTGGTTTGGAGTCCGGGACTGAGGGGGCCAAAGGCAAGATAAAAGCACTGGATCAGGCAGTCCGGGATGAGGCGGCGGCCCAAAAAGAGGCTAAGGATGCTACCCTGGCGGCCGATCAAGCTAACCGGACCAAAACTGCCGGGGATAAGGCGGCCGATCAAGCTAACCGGACCAAAACTGGCGGGGATAAGGCGGCCACTGAGGCCCTTAAGGCATTGACTGCGGCCTATGAGGCATCCAAGAGGGCTATGGATGAGGACTCGGCTGTCCAGGCCCAATTCGCGGCGGGGCTGGCTGGCATCCAATCGGCTGGGGAGAAGGCGGCTGAGTCTCAGTTGGATGGGGAGGCGCGTCTATCCATGGCGCGGGATCTGGCTCTGAAGCAGTTGCTTGAGCAGTATCAGGCCACTCTCAAATTGGCGGGTGGTGATGATCGGCTCAGGGTATCGGGGGCCTATGAGGCATCCAAGGCAGCTATCATCCAGGCGTCCGAGGCTGAGATTGCTTCACTTCGGAAGGCGTCTGAGGACAAGGCCCAAAAGGAGCGGGATGATGCTCTTAAAAAGAGGCTTGACGGTGAAAAATCGGCGCGGGATGCCTATGTATCGATAGCTCGGGATGGGCTGGAAAAGGTTGGCCAGTTAACAGCCGATGCCTCAGCCAAAAATGCGGCGGTTGCTACGGCGCTTCAAGAACAATTGGTAGCCGGTCAAGAGATCTATACGGCGGCTCAGGAGCGTGCGCTCAAAAAGCGCATCGCATCGGCAAGGGAGGCGGCGCTGAGGGAGTTCCAAATTAGCAAGGCGGCGTCTATCGCCACTGCTACGATCAATGTCGCTGAGGGGGTCTCAAAGGCTCTGGCAGGGCCCCTGCCCTTTATCCGGGCGGGGGTGGTAGCCGTGGCTGGCGGGGCTCAGATTGCTGCCATTGCGGCTCAGCAACCTGCGTTTCATGCGGGCGGGGTGTTTGATCCTTCGCTCGGTCCTGATGAGGGCTATGCCAAATTGCGGCGCGGGGAGCCCGTTCTCCCTCCGGTTGCTCGGTCGGTCCTGGGAGACGATACGCTCAGGAGGGCATCGGCCGGGGTATCGTCGCCATCGGGATCGGTCTATACAGTCCAGGTCTATGGGCATAATCAGATAGTAGATCGTTGGGAGCGGGATCGCCTCCGAGTTGGGGGTCCGCTCTCCATGGCGGTCAAGAAGAATTCTAAGCCTGGGATGGGTGGTCTATGATTGATGATATCCGAGGGTTACTCCTGCCTGCCTCTCTGTCGCCTCAGGCCTCAGCACCTGCATCGGGTCCGTTACCTGGTCTCGTCTCCGAGGCATCCGGGCAGCGGTCCGGGATGACGTTCTCCACGTCCGGGAAAATTGAGGGGGCGACATCGCCGTCTATAGAGATCTTGGCTCAGCGGGCGGGTATGCCTGGGGATGCCGCGTTCCTCTGGAAAGAAACGGGCGGGGACTGGCAAGGCTGGGATGCGCCTCATGTCCCCCATGACATCCGAGCGGTCCTCCGTGGGACGGGGGCGGCTTATCGCCCTTCTTCGTCAATCAGAACGCGCTCAGGGGCCTGGATTGTCTCTCTGGTCTCGGATTCTCAGGCGGTGGAAGTCGTCTGTGCATCGGGGCATGCGACCGTATATGACCGGGGATCGGCCTATAGTGGCGGCTTGCCGTGGTCCGCTCTTTGCGAGATGCCTGATAAGACCGTGCTTTTGTTCGCATGGGTCTATCATGGATCGTCGTGGCAAATTCGGGCGTGGCGCTCCGATGATGACGGCGTTTCATGGGCCCTTCATCAGTCTGCATGTCTGCAACATGCTGTCTCAGGATCGACTTACGGGATCATCGGGCGGCTCTCGGCTGCTTGTCTCAACGGGCAAATTGCCTTGATCGGGCATATTCAGGAAACCGCCACTCCAGAGGATCGCCTCATCCAGTGGGCGTCCTCGGATGAGGGGGCCTCGTTCGTCCGGGTCGGGATTATGACTGGACAGGATCGG